CCATACTGACGATCTATACGCTGTCCTCCGATCTCAACCTCTACCTGCGAGATAAGCTGCTCACCCGGACAATCGAGCCAACGGGCATATACGCCAGGACAGTCGCGAATCTGTGAGCCCGCGACCCCAGGTTTTGGCGGCACCGTGGCATGACTATCAACATGCATGTGCTGGTTAATCTCAGGGAGAGTAACCTGAAGGTAAGTGCGGTATGCGAGATCGCCATTACGGCTAATTGTGCATGTTACACGGCGACCGAAATCAGCCTGTCCGTTAAAGGTTTGCTCGATGCTTTCGAGAGAGAAATTGGTGTGGCGACGGTAAGTCACCTTCCAAAAAGTAATCTGAGGATTGCCTGTTAAATAGACATCCTGTGCGCCATAAGCTACAAGTTGCATTAATCCACCTCCCATTGTTATAATATTGCTAAAGAAAAAAAATTTTTGAAATTATCCTTAATTAAATATAAATTAAACATAAAATTTTATATTACAACGGTAAAATACTTACAATGACACGTCCATATTTTTCTTTAAAAAATGCGTTAAATAGCTGTCAAAATATATTTCTGGTTTGTTCTCATGTTTTTTTGTAAAATGGAATTTATTATTTTTCATTTTAATTTCCCAACCATTTTTCAATGCATTAAATATAAAACTCATTTTTTGTACATCTGTAGGACTAATATCATCACATGATTTATATATATATAACTTATTATCCATTATTATAATAAGTAGAAAATAGTTATTTATATTTAACTTGAATAAGGCTTTTGGGTAATATAATTCCCTAAATAATCTATTTTAGAATCAACAATATATTCAATAATTATTAAGAGCTAGTATTTTCCCTAAAGATATTATTATTATTATCTATTAAAAATAATAATAATTATATATTAATGACAAGATTTAAACCAAAAACAAAAAAACCCATTGCTTTTTGTGATAAAAAAATTGCAACAATAGATAAAACCCATAAAAGCTGTTTGTATACGTTTAAAGAAGATGATTCTACAATAGAACAACTAAAACAAGAAAAAACCGCTATCAAAAAACGTCTTCAAATGAATAATATAACTCTGGAAGAACATCTAGATGAAAAAGACAGATTATGTGCAATAAAAAAACAAATAAAGAATATACAACAGCAAAAAAAAGATTATCTATTAAATAATTCGAGTTTTATATTTGAATATTTTGAAGAAAAAAAGAATATAAATAAGGGAGAAACAAAAAAAACATTAATAGACAATTTTTTTAAGAGCAAAAATGATAAAAAAATGTGCGATTCAAAAACCCCTTCATATATGCAACAATATCTTTCTAATATAGATGAAAAATATATTAATCTTAGCGATTATTCTACTGAATCCGATATATGCAAGTTTTGTTCACAAGGAGAGCTGATACCAGTTGAACATGATGGTATATTAGTATGCAATAATTGTTTTAAAAACACCCCATATTTTGTAGATAATGATAGACCTTCATACAAAGAGCCACCGAAAGAAATATGTTTTTACGCATATAAACGAATTAACCATTTTCGCGAAATATTAGCACAATTTCAAGCAAAAGAAACTACACAAATACCTAATGAAGTTTTAGAAAATGTAAAACTACAAATTATAAAAGAAAGAATAGAGGTTGAACAACTAACAAATAATATGGCGAAAGATATTCTAAAAAAACTAGGTTACAATAAATACTATGAACATATACCTTTTATAAAAGATAAATTAGGTATTAAACCACCTGTAATGTCACAAGAATTAGAAGGAATATTGTGTAATTTATTTATGGATATACAGGCGCCATATGCTAAATATTGTCCACAAGATAGGGTTAATTTTCTAAATTATTATTACACAATATATAAATTATGTGAATTATTAGAACAACTTCAGTTTCTACCATATTTTCCTATGCTAAAAGATAGGGACAAGCAAATTGAACAAGATGAAATTTGGAAACAAATCTGTAATGAGTTAAATTGGGAATTTATTCCAACAATATAATATTTCTAAATACATATACAATTATATAATTGTATATAATTATATAATTATATAGATGATTTCATGGTAAACATTGCATATTATTACTTTTAAATAATATAGGACTGGTTTATATTTTGTATATTTCTTATATTTCTTATATTTCTTACGAATAAGTTATTACTTACATAGGAAACCCTACCAGATTAGCTCCTATTCCTAATCCTGCACCAGAACGGGCATTTACCGCAATTGCAGGAACGTATGTATCTAAAATACTAAATGTAGCAGCTGCTGTTAATGAAATAAGAGCTATCTCATCGAAATTTAAAGATTTCTTTGGAATAGCAAATGCTGCAATTGCAACCATGAGACCCTCTACAAGATATTTTATTGCGCGTTTTACGAGTTCGCCGAGATCAAAGCCAGAATATGATGCCATTATATGTATTATAAAGAAAAAAATTTCAAATATCTTATCTAATGAAATAAACTTAAATACTTAAAAAGTATATCTAACATAAATATTATGCTAAAGAACGGAAAGAATAAAAATATGGAGTATAAAACCACCCCAGATGGAAAGGAGAACCCGAAATATGTAGATCTCCTAGATGAAGATCGGGCTATTTCCGGACAAAAGTTTGTATGTCTGTCATTTATTTCGCCCGAAAAAGAAATAAAACAGCGTGAAACATATTTATTCGAACAATACGTTAAGGAGTGGGATATGAAGAAATCACTGGAAAAATATTCCCAGTTCTTAAGTTTTATTGCATTTAAGCATAAACTTGACTATACTATTATTGACACAGATTTTACTGAGTTTTGCAAAGAAGAAAAAGATAACCTTTTCCTAACTAATGTTGCTGATGATTATAAAACATTTTTAGATAAAAATGAAGATAAATTAATGGAAACATATAATGAACACGTATCTTTTCAAACAAGTGTCAGAGGCATTAAGGTTCGCGGATCTTATCCTACACAGGAAGAAGCGGAGCTAAGATGTAAAATGTTGCGTGAAATGGACCCATCGCATGATGTATATGTTGGGCCAATAGGATCATGGATGCCATTCCATCCAGAAGCATATAAAACGGGGCGCGTTGAATATATGGAAGAAGAACTGAATCAATTGATGCATGAAAAGGGCAAGAACGAAGAAGCTGCTAATTTTGAATTTGAGAAACGCGTGAAAGAAAGTAAAGTAAAAGCCATGGAGGAAAATAAAAGGAGGTCTCTAGAGAGCAACAACCCACTTACGCAAATGCTTAATGAAGATGGTGAATTAGTGAGTGTTTCTAATTCTAGCACTATCGAGAAATCTCTTGGTAATGACAATGTCGCAGTTGCTGATATCCGAAAAGAGCTTTTTGAGGGAGACAATATTATAACTGACAGCAATAATAGTGATCATGGATTTAACAATTTGACCATAGTAAAACAATTAAGAAAACAAAATAGTGCTAAACATAAGTTAGGTTCAATAAACGAAGAAACTGAGGAGGCTCAGGAGGATGAATCAAAAGGAAATCTCACAGTAACAGAAAAAAATGAAACGGATTATGATGATAATATGGTAAGTGAACACACAGTTGAGTGTGTTGATGGCGTATGTACACTGCCTGCATTCAAAAAATGTAAGCCTACTGGGGAAAAGAATGAAATTGTGTGTGAGTGCATGGTTGATAAAAATAAAGATACTGCGAGTGATACAAATGATATAGAAGAAGTGTAATACTATGACATGGTATATTATGCAACAACTTAAATATATTTCATAAATATATATAAGTTGTAATATGCAAAATAAAAAAAAAAAAATTTGCGAACATGATAATTGTAAAAAACGTATTAGTACTGTAGAGATTATAATGGCTACATGTAAATGCAATAAACAATTTTGTAAACAACATAGATTACCTGAAGCACATGAGTGTTCACATGATTATAAAAAAATTGACGTTAAGTTAGAAAGTAATAAACTACGTTGTGTATCTGCTAGAATAGATTACCTATAGTTACCATCTATTTTTTTTAACGCTTATCTTAGGATTCGTTCTTTTTTTACTTGCGGTTGGATCATATTGTTCATCGTCGTCGTCCGAATTCAAGTCTTTTGAAATGTCCCAAAATTCTTTAGACCCTAATTTAAAAGCGTTATGTGGTTCAGCTTTATACCAAAAAATTTGATCTTGTAATTTATTAGATTTAGCATTATTATTTATCACAAGACATTCGTAATTTTCCGTGCATTGATCCATGACTTGGCAGAAGCTTTCCATTGTTGGGAACATTCCAGCATAGTTTTCCCATATGCGCTTACGATTAGTAATATATGGTTCCCTTAAAATAAAAACATAATCTATATTTGTTCTAAGATTTGGTGGTATTCCTAGTGGGTACTGCATTGTAATTACCATCATAATTTTCCAATGACGACCATTCATAAATAATAAGCGCATCATCTTATCTTTCGTCCACGTAGCATCGTATAAACAATCATCTAATATCACAAATGTTCGGGGATCAATAGTAGACCGACGATATTGTTGAATCTCTCTCTTAACTTGTTTTAGCACAGCCTTTTGTCGTTTTAGAATATTTTCAATAATAGCAGTATTGTATTCGTCATGAATAAATAGCTTTGGGACATGTTCGCCATAGAAGCCATTGCCAGCTTCAGTTCCAGATATTACCGTTCCTATAGGTATATCTTGGTGATAATACAATAAATCTCGAACAAGAAAACTTTTCCCTGTATCGCGCCTTCCTATTAGAACCACAACAGGTCCTTTATTTTCATCTGCTTTAAAACTAATTTGACTCATATCAAATTTTTTTAGCTCTAATGTCATCTATTACATATTTATATAAATTTAATATTATTATACCGCATAATATATACACTGATCATATATAGCATATAACTTCATGTCGCCCATCATGTATAGTGTATAAATATTTATTATAACAATTAATTTATTATAACAATTAATTTATTATAACAATTAATTTATTATAGGTTTAAATATGAGATAATAAATATTTAACAAAAATAATGGAATTACATTATATAAAACAGGACAACTCAAAATTATTTCATACATTATCTACTATAGAAAATCTGGAAGTTAATAATGCGCAGAATTATATCCCAATATACGAAACATTTTTTTCACTTTCAAAAAATAATGCAAATACTATAAATCTTAATCACGTATATAGTTTAATTGATATATTAGAAATGACTTCATATAATAGTTGCACCGCTAAAGTAATAGATATATGCAATAATACTGTGGAACGTGAAGTATTTTTTAAATTTAGTCCTCTTTTAGACCCGATAAAATATATGATTGGAAAATATGATATATCAGATAATAATTTATTAAATATTCCTTCTTTCGAAAATGAAAATTCTCATTTTAAAATTCGTGATAAAAATAACGCTTCGTATACGGATGGATTTTTCTCTTTCTTATCTAGTAAATTATTGAATGAACATAATTTTATTCATGGAACAGACTTTTATGGTGCATTTTTAGGGAATAAAAAAGATTTCAATATTAATATTTATGATGAACTGGATTATTTACACGAATCTAAATATTTTTGCCAACATAAAAATTCGCTTTTTGAATTAGACAATAAATATTATGACGAATATGGTGACAACTATACTAAAACTAATCGTGAAAAACTTTCTATTCAAGACGTATTCATTGATAATAGCAACAATTGTTCAGCAAACACTATTATAGATTTGAAAAATATCAACGATATATCCGGTTTAAATAATTTATTTATAACGGCTAATACCACAGATTATAAAGACCTGGAAATACTGTATACAAATAGCCTAAGTGCAAATAGCCTAAGTGCAAATAGCCTAAGTGCAAATAGCCTAAGTGCAAATAGCCTAAGTGCAAATAGCCTAAGTGCAAACGAAAAAACGAATAACAACAATAATTCATTAAAATACGAATTTCAATCTTCTTCCAGTTCTTGTTCCTCTCGTTCATCAAACACAAATTCTTCTGTGGATTCTTCCTCTGATAGTGACAGTAATAGCGCATCTTCATATTCAACCGCTACAGAAGACTCTGTTCATGCAACATTGCATAATTTCCCCATTGAAATTATAGCTCTCGAAAAATGCGATAAAACATTTGATAGCTTTCTTTTACATGAGGATATACGAGATGATGAATTGGGGTCTATCATTATGCAATTATTAATGATTTTGATCACATTTCAAAAGGTGTTCCACATGACACATAACGACCTGCATACAAATAATATTATGTATATTTCTACAAAAAAAGAGTATTTGTATTATAAATTCAATGATAAATACTATAAAGTACCAACATTCGGTAAAATATATAAAATCATTGATTTTGGTCGAGCAATTTATAAATATCGCGGTAAACGGATATGCAGTGATAGTTTTCATAAGGAAGGAGATGGTGCAACGCAATATAATTGCGAACCATATTACAATAGTAAAAAACAATGTATTGAACCGAATTATAGTTTTGATTTATGCCGGTTAGCATGTTCCATGTTTGATTTTTTTATTGATGATTTAAATGATATCACTAAAATTAAATCGCCTATCATCAAAATGATAATCAGTTGGTGCAGTGATGATGAAGGGCGTAATGTATTATACAAATCTAATGGTAAAGAGCGTTATCCTGATTTCAAACTATATAAAATGATCGCTAGAACAGTTCATAAACATATTCCAGAAAATGTGATTCAAAGCGAATATTTTTCCAAATTCATAATTCCTAAAAAGAAAATAACAAAAAAGAAAACTATTATGAATATAGATAAATACCCAGACTATTCGCAACAAGTATTATAAAATAATTAGTATAAGTTGCAATATTATAACAAAAATTGAATGAATAGTATTAATAGTATTAATAGTATTCATATTAACATGTTGAGTGTTTCACATGTATGTGAAAGTTCTTTCGCTGATAATGTAAACAATCATAAGGATATTTTATGGAACATAAATGGTGAGTATATTATGATGTGTGTAAACAATAATCATTCAAGTCCATGCCAATACTTTTATCAACAGATTTTGGAATGTGTTAAATGTGAAAAATGCACAAGACGTATTATACTGTTATCTAATATGTATGGGCAAAATGGCCCGTTACTAGCAAATAGTAATATACTGAAAAATGGACAAGAATTATTGTCAGAACTATATGATAAATCAATGAGTAATTTTCAGCGTATATTTATAGAAAATCATATTAATAGTGTTCATACTATTATAAATCCTGTCATTTATAATAGTAATTATAATAAATCTTCTACAATAGAATTACAGCAGATACTGACTAAATATTGGATACCAATACACGATATTTTAACAACTATTACTTTAGAATGGAATATGGCTGGAAAATGTCACGCAGTAAGACAATTTGTTCGATCAATTCTAAGTATTCTACCCGCCATACATTTGGATACGAATAACGTCAAAATTTATATAGAATATATGGATATTATTCTTAGAAAGTTTTGTATTCCTTTTGAACATGTAATTATTCACAACCGAATTACAATCAGCGTTTCCATAATAATTGATTTATATAACAGTGGTATTTGTATAGAAAAATTTATACTTACAAATATGCACATTTATAAAATTTCAACAGAAAAATTGCCAAAAACACAACTAAAAAATAGACTCATCAATATGATTAAAAATCCGGATTTCCAGTAAATGCACTAGCCGCCGCTGCCTGTACAGTTTCCACATTAAAATGGTCGATAATATACATCCCCATTATTCCAGCGACAAATACGACTACTGTATCTCTAATCAATAATTTAACAGGTCTATTTTCCTTATTTATAAGTTTAATTTCTGCAAACTTTACAATAAAATATATGAATGCTATTACTATTGCATTTGTAAATGAAATTGGCATTATTATATAGTTTAACTATGATATAAATTATTTTTTATTACGTATTATTTTATAAAATACCTTTTATATGTATTATTAAAGAACTTCTATATCATCTAATATTGGTGGAATAATTACAGCTGGTTTATTAAGATCATTTATTTCATTTATTTCTAATTTTACTTCATCTCCTATGGTTAGCTGATCTTCTTCTTCTTCTTCTTTTCGTCTTTCTGACGCAATTTCCGCGATGCGATTCAAACGTTCATCTGTTTTTGGTGCAATAATATTACTTTTAATGCCATTCGCATCTATAGCATTATCAGTATCATTAAATTTAACATTGTCATCCAATATTTCTTCGGTTACTTGCTGCGGCGCAATGTTTTGTGGGAGCAATTGCGTGGCTGCTGGCGTCTTGTGTAGTTCACCAGGGGTATCTACTGCATTATTTGTATTAGTTACTTTGTCTGCCCCCTTTTTAGATTCAGTATCTTTTTCTACCTCTTCTTCTACCTCTTCTTCTACCTCTTCTTCTACCTCTTCTTCTACAGGTATAACTACTTCTGTTACATTTTCCTCTTCCGTTTTATCAATATAAGCACGCAATATTTCCTCCACTGGCATTGTATCGCGCACACTATTTAAAACACATTCTTTTACGATTAGTTCTAATTCTCTATTATTTTTTTGCGTTTGCAATGGAGCAATGTCACTCTCAAATAAATATACTACAGTATATAATTTACGGGCTGCATTAATATACACTCGATGAATGAATTCGTTCCTTGACGGGATATTGATATCAACCTTTTTTTGTTCGGTTCCTACACGAACACACGTTAGCGCTTTAAGCTGTATAATATGAACACATGTAATTAATTCCTCTAAATATCCACAGTTCGTGGTCTCTTCAATGCGTACTCTCTCCGCTTCTATAATAGACTCATTCCATTTTGGCACACGACTTAAGAAGGTTTGGAATGTCATAAGATATTTCTCATCTTCATCATTCTCATTACACAAGTTCCATGCTTCAGTAAATATTGACCGGAGACCTTCGATTATTGCAGGCGTCAATAAATTAATTAATCTAGAACACCATTCATTCTTGGAATCGCTTAACGCTGTTAGTGAATAATCATCCATTTACATAAATAGTATATTTTCTAAATCTATATTAGAACGTATAAATCGCAAAACTAACATTATAAATATTAATAGTTGTTCATTTCTAATATGTGTTTTAATTATATTATATATTATGAGTAATCTATATTTTCGTTCATCATCTAATTTTGAATACTCTATATAGTCTATTATATCTAATCCACTATAACCTGTTTCATATAATGTTGTTGCCATTATTAACATTTTTTCAATACTATATTCTGTTTGTTTCGCGAAAAAGTTTTTTAACCACAGTTTGTGTCGGGAGGTTTCCTTAATAAATATAGTATAGCTTTGATTAGATTTAACACTCATAATATGATAGTTATTGCTAAATTTTGATTGGATTTTCCCCGGAACATATATATGACAAAATCTTGATAATATTGGCGCCATCAATAAAGATTTATTTTCTGTTATAAAAAAGAATCTAGTTGTTTTGCTAAATACTTCTATACATCGACGAAGCGCCGATTGTGCATCATTTGTTAGGTGCTCTGCATTCGACATTATTATAATTTTACATAGGGTTGACTGCATTTTTTCATCTATATGTGTTTTCGAAAAATGTTTGATGTCATTGCGTATAAATTTAATTCCTTTACTATGAGCACAATCAGTGCATAAAATGTTTCGTTCCATTATATCAGTGTTGTTGTTAAATATTTCTAATATAAAGTTATGCACTAATGTACGTTTTCCGCTGCCACATGGTCCATCAAATATAATATTTGGTATTTTATTAGTTTTCAAAAACATATTCAGTGTATTTTCTATTTCTTTATTTTCATATGTTATCATATAATGTAAATAGTATGAGTAATATTTATATTATATCTAATTGTTCATGTTTTATTATATCTAGATGTTCTTATTGATTATTCGAATTGGTCTTTAATTTTTCTTTCATAATATCTTTTAAACTAATCCCACACATTTGCCCTAATACGGTAAGCTCTTCTAATGCTGTCGCCAACTCCTTTTTAAGATGATTATACACATCAATATTTGCATATAGTGCTGCAGCAGTGAGTTGCTGTGGAGAAAGCGAACGAAATAATTCAATCATATCTTTGTAAATGACAACAGAATTAGCGGCAATAGCCACTGGCGTCATATCATTGTGCATATTATTTGCATATACCTTATTTGAAAATCGATGGAAGAAATCATGGTCAGATACTTTGCATGGATCTTCTTCTTGATTCGTTGTATCACTGTCATCTGCGAAACGCATATGGCCATGCACTAGAATATTTCCTGACATCTTACATATATTATTGTGTAGGCTTTAATATGGTTTGGTTAATGTTAAGATAAATATAATAACTAGCACGCTTCATCTAGACTAGTGTCGCTGTAATAATAAGCATGCAATATTTTGATTTTTGAATAATCTTAAAAATATTACAAATATTAAAAATATTAAAAATATTAAAAATATAAAAAAATATTAAAAAATATTAAAAATATTAAAAAATATTAAAGCTATATTAATTATATTAATTATGCGATTTCGGGAATGGATCAATACAGAAATTGACTCATCCGATATTTGGACACGATGCATCGACCCTACAGGAGAAGACAAAGATAATATTATCTTCCCGCTTGGTATAAAATATAAACCGGATAATTATACTACACTAACGAATCACCCGGAAATCAATACAAAAATGGTATTATATAGTTTCAATATTAGCGATGAATTAGGACAGCTAAAGCATAGAGGAAACCGCCGCAACATTAAACATATATTAGATAAACAATACACAATGATAAAAATGCAGCAAAATATATACTACAGTGAAATTGGAAAATATAAATTTGTTATATCGCCTGAAGGAAATGGTATCGATTGTTATCGACATTATGAAACGTGGATATCAAAAGGAATACCTATTATTCAACGAAATCCTTTCATGGAGAGAAAATATAGTGGGTTGCCCATATTATGGACAGATGACTATTCAGAAATAAATGATGAATATCTCGAGGAAAAATATAATGAGTTTCTCGACAAAGATTTTGATTTTCGCAGAATTTTATTATCGAAATATATACAAGATATTCAAAAACAAATTAAACATGTTATTAAATATAATTATTTAATACCAGAAACAAAAACGCCGCCTACGACCTTAGCAACCAAACACGGATTATGGACATTTGATGATTATTTTAAGCTTTTATAAAAAGTTTGGTAAGTGTAACGCTTCTATTCAAATCTAAACGGTCGGGTTCGGGGTGTCCCCGATACTTACGCCCAACTCTGCAAACTCTGCGTATAAGGATTATCTTTGAACGCAGTCAATATATCTGGTTCAATGCGTTCGCATCCCTTACACTCATCGTAGTATTGTGGTGCATTTACCTTTCCATAGGTATCTGTTGAGGGAATATGTTGTTGAGTAGAAGATGGTGCCCACAGTCTATTATTATTTCTATCACAATCCATCTTATTAATTTGAATATTATCCGTTTGATTAAAAATTTGTGTTCCACCCTGATTCGGGCGATTCTTATACCCCTTATTTACATTATTGCGCTGGCGATACGCTGCATCATATACCTGATTTCCACCATATACTGCAGGCCCGGCCGCTCCGTCATACGAACGGTTGGTTGTGTCGCGCTGAACGGTCACGGGTTGTTGTTTGCTGACCAAATATGCACCTGACCCCCTATCTATTTGCGAATTAATATTAAGATGATTATTGTCCAGTTTTCCTTCCGTAGTCTCGCGAATTGTCGTTCTTGTTCTATCTGCAGGATTGTAAATAGGTTGTTGGGGAACAGTTGACGCAGCATTTCCAGTAGGACGTAAGTTACCTACAGTATCTTCTTTTCTTGATGGACGCATGACATCTAATAGAGGCGCCACCATTGCTTTTAACATCCCTCCCACTCCTCCAAATTCTTCCGGTTGACGTGTAGTTGAGCGATTATTTGGGAGATTTTGGTAACTTTTTGCACCATGATCAGAAGCAGTAGGTGCATGCATGCCTGCTGCACCGGCATTCGCAATATCAGTACATGGTAATTCAGGACGCCGCGCAGGAGTATATTCCCCTGGAACGTAACCTGCTTCTCCTTCGGCATCACCTGCACCGAAATATTCACATGTAGTTGTAGGTCGATTTACATGCTGTAATACTTCTCTCCCGCGCGCAGTTTGTGCTTTTTCTAAACCTGTTGTTGTAAACCATCTTTCAGCGCCAACTGTATAATATGTGTCGGGTTTATTCTTTTCTATCTTACCCTGAGTATTTGTATTTGCAGATTCCTTAATATATGCATTTGCTGGTCCCTTGTGTCCGTCGAGACCAAATGTCATTTTAGGATTTGTATCCACGCGCAATTCATTTACAGTCTTGGGTAACCAAGAATCGCGCGATTCCATCCCAGAGTTAAACCCTGCTCCTCCAGTGGCATTATAGCCTTTATTTAATCCAGGCGCAACCTGGACTTCCTCCCAAGGTTTTACATTTGCCATTCTCATACTAGGATTTACACGAGATTGTAAAAAGTCACTTGCATTAGGAGCTCCATTTGCATATTGTAGATTTGCATGAGGCTTAAATAAAGGAGCCTGCGCTTGTTTTCGCCGCATTTGTGACCCTTGTCCTTGCATATTATCGAGCACACTCTCCTGAACATTTGCCGAAACTGTAGCACCCTTTATCTTTGCCCCAAAAAAAGGCTGCATGTTATTATGCTTAAAATGCGATTTATCTATAATTTCTCCTGTTAACGACATTGTCGGTAATACCCCGCTACCAACATCCCCCGGTGGATTAGTTTTTTCAATTCGCTCATAAACTGTATTATCAAAATATTTATCCGTAGTTTGATTTGGATTTCTATACTTATTTACATTGCTATCCGTAACACGATCTGCTGCCACAGGGTAATTCTCTGGAGCAGGGAACCTCCGTTGTTGCGGCGCCGGAGGATTTACAGTATGTAATGTATTTGTTGGCTTCCCCATGTTTTCATATCCTTCAAGAGGTAGGGTTTTATTGCTTCTATTTTGCAATTGTTTGTCTTCAGGAGGCGAATGATTTGAAATAACATACATACTTCCTAATGCTACTGTCGCAATTATTAATTCTGCCATTATATATACTACTTATATATATTATATTACTTCATATCACTAAACATATTTATTATTATAAATTTTTATTATTATAATTTTTATCATAATAAAAAATTATAATCACTACAATAACTACACTATTTTGCAGATATTTCTTCCAGTGCACAAGTCGGAATTGTTGGTTGGTTTTGCAATAAAAGGTGCTATAGAAATAGGATCCGGGTTGCCGGGTGGAATACAAGGGGCAGAGGGAATAAAATTGTCTTTCTCCAGAATTCTTGTGCTTAAATTATTTTGGAAAGTCATACAAGTATTTTCTTGCGGATTTAATGGCAACGTATACCAATCTACTTGTTCTAAATCTCTTAGTTGCCATGCAGGATTCGTTGCCCTTGTTTGTTCAGTAGACGGATTACATGATGGATAGGTGACTTTTCTAGACTTTACACGATGTTTTTCATAATTATTTACTTTCATACAATCGCGATTAGTGTGTCGCGTTAATCCACGTAAATCACTCTCTAAATTAATGGTATTTGTTCTTAAATTACTTCCCCATTTTTGCATTCTAATAAAAGGATCTTCCATAAAACATGGTTTGTCTCCATTTCCTGGAACATTTAGCATATATTTACCTGATCCTGTTGATTCTTGCAGTTGTTTTTCTATTCTACATGGGTCATCATGAAATCTGGTAAATGACATTATATATACTATACCAATATAATCTAATCTTAAAATTTATTAATTAATATATAGAATATAACTTCTTGCATTGCGAATATTTTAATATTTTATATTTTATATTTTAATATTTTAATATTATAATATTATAATATAAATGAGGCTATCCGAAGGATTTACATTTGGTATCAATGAGGTAGTCATGACAGTATTATGCGGAATATCAGGATATTTATCAGTATCTCGTAAACAATTACTATATTTCTTACTTGTTCTTACAATATCTAGTATTATACCTGATGTATATTCCTATTACCAAATGCAGAGAAATGACCTTCCCGGAAATAAATCCCATTCCGTTATAGAATCACTAAAAAATACTTATCCAATAATACTTTCTGAGGCTGTGGCAGTTCTACTAATTTCAATTCCATTAATGATATTTAATAATAAGGTTTTTCGGGCTATAGGTGCTGTTTTTATTGGAATTTCGCTAATTATTGTAACTAAACTATATTCTGATTCATATGTAAATATATATGGTTTGCTTACGCCCGCAGCATTTGCTTTAGTTGGTGCGGTATTTACATTTGTGGTTTCGATGTTTTTAAAAAAGTATATTTAGCTAAATTATTGTGGGATAGGAAATGGTCTCTGACTATTTTCAATAACTAATGGTTTTGGCATAATAAGTGGTGTTCGTTGAAAAAATTGCTTCATGGGAACTGTTTTGAGTTTCGGGTTAGCTGGTTGTTGGGGAGTTACTAAATTTGTAGAATTTATACCAAATAATACAGACTCTATTTCTATTGGATTCGTAGATAAAGTATCTCTAGGCATATGACTTGGCATATATCCAACACATGGTATGGCAGGGGCATAGGCGTGTCCATACTGTGAATATTTATATTCTGTATAATCTCTGACAGATTGATAACTGCGCTGTTGTAAACAATAGTCACTCTTAGTATTGTTGTTGCGAGTGGAAGCCATTATACTATATTATATTATATTTTATAATATGTTATAATATTTTGTTTTGTTAGTTGTATTATTTAATAATATCTAATAATTCCATGAATATCTTATCATATGGTTTATTTTCTATTACATTACATATATATTTATGCGCTAAATCAAATAATTCAAACCGAAATAAACATTTAAATAATACCACATTATCATTCTCACCCATGATTGAAATTATAAATTGTAATTCGGTAGATTTCTTAAGTTTATCTAGTAATTCTGAAAACCTTTCGGTTTTATTACACAAATCATATAGCCGGTCTGTTTCTTTATTAATTTGGTCATCATCCCAACTAGTCAAATGAAATGCTTGTAAAATTTGCATGCGATACATGTCTTCTTGGACTTCAACGTCGTGCAATTTATATGTGCATACAAAATTTGTTATATACATGACCAAATTCTATGCATAACCTCTATAAATATATTTAAACAACATAAATGACTAAATATATTTATTATGTTTTATTTGCGATTGACATTTATACTATAATTATACGTATTGTGTCGGCGTGTGCTTTACTGCATAATCCTTGTCGCGGGTTAATTCGCGTGACGGTAAGCCACCTCGAATCCACCCTTTAGCTGCAACTCCTTCCACTAAATTCGTTGGGTTTGTAACAGTTGCCTGAAGAGATGGTATCATAGGTGTATTTTGGTAACCAATATAACATACCTCGCTTGATGGATTGGCACTCTTTCTATTATTTGCTAAATCGCCCTGCTGAATTTGTGACTCTAATACTGGATTACTCTCACCGCGACCAAGATAAGGCACTGTCGCAAAAGGACGATGGAATAAACTGATTCTACACTTTGGCTTGGTTATTTTTGTGTGAGACAATTCCGTGTTTTCATCAATATT